ACCTGGAGCAGCAGCCTGACTAGCACCCATTGTCGCGTTTGCACCAGCATTCACACCGGCAGCATTCATAAACGCAGTATTCGCAGCGGTAGAAGCACCAGCACCAGTCAATGCGCCACCAGATCCAGCAACCGGTGTTGCACCTGCACCCAATGTAGGCATAAATGCGCCACCAGCATAACCACCAGCAGCGCCAAGCAAAGCACCTTTAAGGGGATCTTTCTTATTCATCATAGCGCCAGCAGAAGCGCCAATAACAGCCATAGTTACCGGATCACCCATTATTTGCCTCCCTGTGGAGTAGCTGTAGTCTTAGTCTCCAAAGGAGCACCATAGAAGACATTAGCAGCCTGTTGCAGACGTTGCATCGGCAGATCCTGAGCAGCCAATTGACCTTGCAATGCTTGCTGGCTATAACCTTCTTGAGCTTGACCTGCTTGCAATAGACGCTGAATATCAGCATAGTCCGCCTGAGCCATTTGCGGAGCAGCCTGAGCAGCAGCCATCTGACGGGCACGTTCAGCCTCAGCAGATTGATATGCTAGTTCACCGCCTTGTTCAGCCAAGGATCGAGCAAATATGTCCTGAGCCTGACCAGTCTGTTGACCTTGAGCAGCAGAGCCATATCGACCCATTGACGAAGCCTGAGACTGTAGGTTTTGGATATTGCGGGTATATTGCTCACCAGCCAAACGGTTAGACCGCTCTAAAGCACCCGCTAGGAATGGATTAACGCCTCGTCCTTGAATCGTAGCTAGTTGCTCTGCCTGTGCAGCACCCACCAGAGGAGAGCCCATCTGAGCTCGTTGTGCGGCTTGCTGGATGGCTTGCTGAGAGAATGCTGACTGTTCAGGTGTTAACGTTTCAGGAGCCTGTGGCATACCCTGATACAGACGTTGAGCTTCACCCAGAGAGTAAGTTATATACGGCTTAAACTCTGGGGAAATTTCCGTTTTGGTTTCTGTAGTACCGCCGCCGCCACCCATATTACACCTCGCATATCCATTTACGAGGACGGAATCCGTATGCTCTAGCCCTACGTTCCCATCCTGGCCTATGGCTGGAGAATGTTAAATATTTAACATTAGCATCCCTAGCCATACTTTTGATAAATTGTAAACCTTTTTCAACCACTTGATAATCATTTTCTAACGTCCAAGCAGCCCAGACATGGAGCTCTTGCCCCATTGGCTGAAGGATAAAGAAGCCATAAAAATGGTTGTTCTTAAGGACTACCCAAAGCATAGCCTTTTGATTGAAACAGTCGGTATATACATCCTCAACTATCCAATTCTCAGGACTTTTAGTTTTAATCTTTTCTAGGCCGGGCTTAATGAAAGCCCACCATTTTCTTAGGTCATCGACCGGGATATATTTAAATTCTGTCATCCCACAACTATATACATAAACTCACAAACGTGGGCATTACTGGCATGATTTATAACAGCAGAACCTTGTGACCGAGTGCCAACCCATAGTTTCGACATTTCTTGAGCGCCCTTATCATTCATAGGCGTAAAAATAATTGCAGAATCGTAACCTATACGGGGATCGTAAAGAGTCGTTGTTGTTGCCGTTGTTGTAGTAGTGAAATACCCGCTATTGTTCGTTCTACCGTCCATAATCCCACGAACAACCTCAGCAACTTCACGATCAGAACCACCAAACGGCGGTAAAGTCCTAAACTGTACACTCTTAGTAGTCATCGATTACCCTGTTTAACGACTTCTACCTCTAAACCAAAGGCTGTTTCCCAGTTTGCCCCTGTTGGAGTGAGTCTGAGCCTGTGATATTCACCGTTAGACCGCAAGCTAATGCGGTTTTCAGCGTCTGCTGGCACATCTGAGCCAAATTCCACTTGATCTGAGAGTAAATCACGGCTTGAAACCGCTACCGAAGCACTACCTTTGTCCACAATCGGCTTAACTAGCGTCACTGTAGAGCGACCAATATCAATATCACCCGTTGATATGTTCGCTGTCTTAGGCTGACCTGAGAATGCAATGATCTTTGTTCCAGAAACACCCGCAAATAGCAGTTGTCCACCAGCAAAAACACGGGAATCCAGCGGAATATCTAGCGCATCAATGCTTGCATTATAGTTATCAACCTGTTCCAACGTGGCAGATGGTGTTAATACATAAGCAATACTGGTAGCGGTGGTATCTGTGTACGACCATTTACCCAAATCAATGGAATACATCAGCAGATTCTTGCCGCCAAACGTATTATTGAATTTCCAAATAACTAACTTGCGTATTGGATCAACGGTAGCACTCATTCCCGTAAAGATTTCACCCGGGATAGCATTATCGAAGAACCAGCGATTTACCTTCTCTACGCCAATAGCCTTAGTTGTCTGACCATCACAAGCGTAGAAACCATCGTCAGCTAGGAAATACGTCAGGCCACCGTACTGAGCGATAGATCCGTTAGAGATACAGCCTAATGACCTAGAAATAGCATCAAACTGGAAAAAAAACGGGGAGCCTGTATAGCTCATCCGATATATGGCGCGTTCTAAGAAGATCAGCCCATATTCGCCACCCGCTAAACCTGTAATATCGCCACCGTCAGGCAATATCTGTGAGTCTGATTGTGATGCAGCACTAGGAGTCCAGTCTGTCTCATCGTTAATATCAGACCAGTACACCTTATTAGCATCTGACCCGTCGTTAGCAGCAACCACAAAGTCACGAACTACCGTTACATACTTAGCCGTAGGAGCAGCAGCAGCCAAGTCGGTTACATACGTAGAAACACCTAATTCATACGATTGCAGCTTGTCTTGACCGTTAGCCATAATCATCTTGCTGCCGAACTGGGTTACATCCCAACCCTCAACCGCTGTATATCCAGTGGTAGTCAAAGCATCCAAACTAGCGTCACTAGAGTCAAACTTATAGATTTGAGTTGCACCAGCAGCAAACAGGTTCGTAGCGCCGCCAAACTTACCGGCAAAGGTAATTAGCAGTGTCTGAGCCGCTGCATCTGAATAATCAGCCTCGCTAGGAAATGAAGCATATCCGTTAGCAACTGGATAACAGTTCTTTGCATCTGTTACCGCACCTGTTACACCCGGCTGATCTGGTAACCACTCACCAAATGCTATTTTTTGCATTATTTAAATCCCCAGTGCTGCTTTAATCTCGTCAAGTGTTGCTGCTGCATCAATACTGGTCTGGATAGCTGCGTACTTCTCACGGATAGCCTGACGAGCAGTCTCAGCGCCTTCTACTGCACCCGGTATCTGCTTGGATATAGCTTCGTCGTAAGGCTTGAATTCCTCAGCCCTAGCAGCACGACGCATATCGTGACCAATATTCTTAGCTTTAGTTAAGTCGATTACGAGACCCATGACCATGCTCCACGAAATGTACGATCTGAAGGAATATCCGCTACGTCTACGATCTCGTAAGGCTTACCTGCTGGTACGTCCTTAGCAGCGATTTCTTCAATGGTTAAGCCACACTCAGCGGCTGGAACTATGACAGCGACACCGCCGTCATCTGTAGGAAAAATTATGCGTGAGTTCATGGTTGTCCTTGTTAACGGAAGATGGCGATATTTACGTATGTTGCATCTTGGTTAGTATCAGATGGTGACGCCGTTACAAATCTAATTAGTGCAGTTGTTCTGGCTCCAGCAGCAGCGCTTTGCAAAAATAAGCCAAACGTTTCTACTTTTAAACCACCAGTACCAATAACAGAATAATTCGCATCTGGCATCGCAGTCGTAAAGTTGACTGTGTAGTCACCCGTACCGTTATCCGTAATACTTGACACATTCCCACTAGCACGAATAGCGACTGTACCTGTGCCGTTAAAGTTGACCCATGCACGACAGCCATAAGCAGTGGCTACTGATCCATAACCTGAGTTAAAACCAAATGTGCTGCCAGTTGCATTCCCTGTAACCGTTGCCGCACTTCCTGTTGTATTTTGGTTTAGCGTAGGAACATCACCGGCCTGAATTGCGGACATCACAACGTTAGTGCCATTGCCACGCAAATACTGACCTGAAGTTACAGCTCCAGCAAATGAATTCATCGCCGCTTGTGCGGTTGTTTGACCTGTACCACCATTTCCTAAAGGTAAAGTTCCTGTCACTGCATTAGTAGAAGCCAAATTAACGGCGCCAAAACCAAGAGCAGTACCA